TTCTTTGTCATGCAACTTTTCTATTGCATCAATTTTCTTTTCTATTTTATCAATAATTTTATCTTTACTTGCCATGTCTTACTCCTTTTCTATGGTGTACCAGCTTGATACTCATAAGTACATCTAACAACTACTCTAATACCACCAATAGGAAACAAAGTACCCTCGTCTGTTTCTACTGATATGACTTCAGTATCTAATGCGTTGGATGATCTAGTAATATCAGATTCTAATGCTGTTTCAATAGCTGTAATTAATTGATTCCTAGCTGTATCTATATTGGATTCAGCACCTTTTACAAATCCTAGTATAACAAACTCAATATTGCCTATTCTTGTTTTAGCACCACTTCCTAATTCTGCATCTTCTCTAGTTTCTTCTGATGTTTGAACTATTACAGCTGGATATTGTTTATCTGACAATTCATCTAATATAAATGGTTGTCTTGTAGCTTTCTTAATTGTTATTGGGCTACTAATACCTGAAATGGTTGATAATAAATTTGATGCAATATTTTCTCGTACACTCATATTTTAACTCTACTTAATTCTTTTTCTACAAACTTGTTGAATTGCCTACTTATAATATCTTCTGTTTTTTTATCAAACCCAAAAAATTCTCTTTTAGGCTCATTTAATACTTGATTAAATAATGCTCTTTGTATCATTTGAGAATTAGTAAATGCTATAGAGACTTTATTGTTTCCTGTTTTTTTTACTGATCTATTTGGTGTTAATGCACCTAACATTCTTCCTGAATAGAATAAATCAACATTTGTTTTTTTACCCTCTCTTTGTAATTGTTTTAAATAACCCTCTGAATATGGAGCAAATGGTCTGCTTCTAAAATCAATACCTTTAGCTGTCTTTGTTCTTATTATATCAACTAATTGAAAACCAGCTTGTAATAAACCTTTTTCTATTGCTCTTGGTATCTTTGATTGAAATTGTTTAAATTTTTTAGCAATCTCTTTTTGATTTGATTTAATATTTAGATTGATAGCCATTATCTAGTCAATCTTCTATAACCATGTAAAGGCTCTCTTTCACTTACTTGTATAGTGCCATCTGCTGTAGCATCATATTCAACACCATCTTCAAGTATAGATCGCCATTCCTTATTGTATTCTGACATATAATATTCTGCCATTCTTTCAAATCTGTCTTTTTCTGTCTCAGGTCTAAACTTAGTTAATGCTGGACAAAAGAATCTACCTAGAAATAGATATACTCCAGCCCTCTCAAACTGATCTAAATTAACTTTTGTATTCTCCATCTCAGCAGTATTAAGAACTGTAATATCTGTATATACGTTTTGTTTATAGACAGACCACCACTCTACTCTTAACTGTCTTAGAATATCGTTTGTTGTTTGTGCAAAGAAGTTAGTTGTTTCTGTATCTGTTGAAGATATGCCAAAACCAAAAGCATCAGGTTGATACTTAGTGACATCACTTGCAGTTATTACATTCGCACCTGTATAATTAGCCATAAACTACTTCCAAATAAAATATGCTACAATTAAAACTAATGGTATTGAGTACATTGGGTTATTTTTAGCTTTTACCCATACCCACTTTGACCACTTCTTAGCTTTCATCATTATAATTTTGTTCATTTCTTTTTCCTTGTTTTTCTTTTTTTGGGTTTAAGTTCTACTACTTTATCAGAAATGTCTTTTACTGTCGCTTTTTTAATTTCTTTTTTAACTTCATCAACAGGAGCATAACCTCTTTTTTTAAAATGATCTATGTTAGATTCATATTGGTCTTTGGCTCTTGTTATAGTTTTTACACCATTTGTTAATCTTATATTCATAAATTCTCCTATTAATTATCAGGGAGATTGCTCTCCCTGATAAAAGTACGATTATTGGATTGATGAATCTACGTTTAATTCAACACCATAAGTATCGTTAAGTTCTCCTGTACCATATACAGCAGTTGCTACAATCTCGTCTGCTCTTAGAGACGCATCTCTTTGAGTTTCGATTTTTAGGTCTTGCATCATAGCTAATGCTAACGCATCTCTATGGAAGATTGCACCTTTGTAGTCTCCTGTTGTACCCGGATTGTTGCCTGAGTTGTCAGCCATATTTGAAGTTTCAAATATTGGAACACCAGCTACATTACCAACAAAACCTGTGTTTAAAGCTTCGTTAGATTTTTCAGTATCTCTACCAACAAATGTGTTTGTTAAACCACTCTTTAGGTCAAACGCATTTAAAGGATGAAATACACCAGCTAGGTCAGACATTGGAACTGCATTTTTTCTAAGAATTGCTACTGCATTAAATACATTAGCTGAACTTAGAACTGCTGTTCCATCTCCAACTTCTTGTGAGAAACCATCAAATAACGCAGTTAAATCTGTGTCAATTTTTTTAGCGATTGCTTCTCCGAATAATCTACCAATGTCTCCAGCAACATTTCTTGGTGCTGAGTTTCTTGCTAAATCTGTAAGAGTTGTCATAATACCAACTTCACTTGCTGTGATAGTCACAGAAGTTGGGTTGATTGCTGTGTTAGATAAATCAGATGCTTCCGATACTGCACCAGCTGAAACTGATGAGTAAATTGGAACTTCAACTGACTTTCCACCACCTGTTATTGCATAGTTTCGTACTAGAGGTCTCATAGTTGATTGCTCTGATGCTACGAATAATGCTTCTGCTACGATCTCAGTATATAATTCCGAGAGTGTAGAACTTGTGCTTTCGTTTGCCATTTTATTTTACCTTTATTATTTATTGTTTAAGTTAATTTGAACAGGGCTTGAATCTCTTTGTTTGCGATATTCTGCATACTTTTTACGATCTTCTGCCTTGCTCATATCTAAATCCTGAATATTAAATGGTTTTACAGTTTTACCCTCGATGCTACTCTGACTACCTGTGCCTGACAAAGACCCTTTTCGGAAATGTGGGTTAGCATCTAAAAATTCATTAACTCTATCTTCTATTGTTAATAATTCCCCTTTTGAGTTATATCTAATGTTTTTATTATTATCAAGTATTTCTACTCTGCCATCGTCATTGTAATTAATTTCATGCTTTAACAAAGACACTACTTGGTCAGGTGCAATAGCATTGTTCTTAGAAGCTAAAGATAATATTGAATTATCAACATTAATTGTTTTAACTTTAGACTTCCAATCAGCTAACTCTTTATCTTTATCAGCTATTCTTTGCTTCATAAGATTTTCTAAATCAGCTTTTGTTTTTGCTTCCTGTATTTCTTTTTCTTTAACAAGTTCTTCTTCTTGTTTTCTAGCTTCGTCTAACATTCTTTGATGTTTAGACTTCTCAGCTTCAAGTCTTTGCTTGACAATTCTATCTACATCTTCTTGATTAAATGTTGGTGTTGGTTTCTCGTCAGTTTGAGTTTGTTTAACTTCAGCTTCCTGAACATCATTTTTCGGTTGATTAACCTGTGTGTCGTCTGACATTGTTTCTCCTATTTATTTATATTATAAGTTCGCCTTTACTATCATACCAATCAGGATTGACATAACTAAACTGATGTCTGCAATTATACCCACCTCTTACTACAAGTGGGTTGCCTGATTTCTTACCTGACCAAGACCTACTTTGCCATAAGTCCTTGACCTCGTTGATGGTAAAAAGTCCACCTTTTCTTTTGTTATATACACCATTTACTAAATTTCTGCAAAGTTCTCTAGTTGTTGGTATTACATCTCCATAGTATTTAACAAAAGTCAGCCCAGCATCCCTTGATTTATTGAAGTTTAGGGTTGCATCAAAATCTCTTAATGAATCGTTTAATATCTGACTAGCATATCTTTTCATGTTTTCTCCAGCCCTGTCTCTTGCAAATTTAGTCTGAAGTGTCTGTATTGATTTATCTACTATTGCTTTTTTAGACTTATTGTATTTATTTCTATTTATATAATCTATAAGCTTTTGTGCTTCTACATCATCTGAACTCGCATAGATTCCATTAATTGTTTGTCTAAGTTCTTTTTCTAATTCTGTAAAATCGTTTCCTACTAATACATTCTGATATGTGACTTCTGATAATTTTCTAGTAAATGTGTTTGATATGTCTTTAAACTGTGTAAAGTATTGTTGTTTTAAATTCTTTACTAAAGCTAAATCTCCTTTTGTAAGTTCTTGAAACTCAACAGGAA